TCTCTTCATCAGATTCAATATCAACGAATTTTTTTTTAGTTCTAAATGGTTGATTGTTACTAGTTCTGTATGCTTTGAGGTAAAGATTGTATATACTTTTTTGACGGTCACTTAGTGTGCTCATTTTTTATTTTTTTAGATTTATTCAACACAGGATATCTATGTGCCAAATACTCTACAATAGTATACCATGTTACACCAGAATTTTCAACAATCGTCTTTTGTAATTCTGGATATTTCTGAATAAAAATGAAAAAAGTTATGCATGAAACTGGCTTGTTAGTTACCAATGTTACCAAACTTCCAAATTTGTTTATAGTATCTTCCAATTCTCTGTTTGTTATAAACGTATTTGGACAGGGACATACTGATATTTCATTGTTTAACATTAATTCTATTTAAACTAATAGAATTAATTATTCAAATTTAAAATGTCTTCAAGACTATTTTCAGACATGATTGATGAAACATCTTCATTTGATAAAATCTCAGAATCTTCTGTCAACTTCAAAGTATCATAATCAATGTGTAGATATCCATCCTTTCCTTTGCTTCCATCTCTAACCTTTTTTCCTGAAAATCGAATTATGTCAGATTCTCGATCTTCATCAGTTTGCCAAATATTCACATGTGCATCAAAATCTGCTAATTGATCCCATGAGCCTGCCATATTATCCAGACCGGGATTACTAGTTCTATGACTTCCTCTGTTTAATTGTGCAACTGTCAAAATAGGTGCATTGAAAACATAACTAAGACCTCTACATTCTTGAACAATGAATTGTAGTTCGCTGTGCTTGGATGCTTGGACCACAGATGGTTTTAATAACGAATGCCCATCAATACAAATTAAATCAAATTTTACATTTTTCTTATTTTTGAGTTTTTTGATGTATGTGTAAATGTTTCTAGCAGACACACCTTTGGTAGGAACTTCTTTGATGTATAAATTGGATTTATATTTTTCTTTATATTTAGATATCTCATGTTTAAAATCTTCAATATTATCACCAATAGTAGAAAGTGCTAATCCTGTCAATATACCAGATATACGTTTTGCATATCTCATCTCAGACATTTCTGGAGAAATTATCAAAACTTTTTTATTTTGAAGAATAAGATTAACTGCAATGTTGGCTAAAAATATAGATTTCCCCACATTAGTCTCTCCACCAATATCATAAATAGCCTTTCCTTCTGCTTGAAAGCCACCACCAAATGCATCATCCAAAGATTTGTATCCTGTTGATATAACAGAATCTTTTCGTTCTAAATATTCTACAACCTTTTCAGTTTCTCCAAAATAATCTAATCCAAAATTATCTATAAGAGATATTGCATGAATTTTTTCAGATTCTTTCTGAATTTCATCAAGATCGAATATTTTCTCAGAAGATTTTTTATCTATTATTTTCTCAGTAAGAATTTCATATTTACGTTGTTTGAGAAAATGTTCAGTGTTAGAAACTAACTCTACTTCATTATGATCTTTATCCAACTTTTTAACAATATCAATAGTCTTTTTTAAAGATTCTTTTAGAGCAAGAGTGTTTATTCGTGTCTTTAACTCTGTTAAAGAAGGAACACTGTCACGTTCATTATAAAATGTTTTAATAACATCAATTATAGCACCCACATCTTTGTTCTTAAACAGATCCTTGTCAAGGTAATCTATTATAGATGCTAAATATATGTTATCCTTTTTAAGACATTGTTGTATAATTATATTCTCAAAAAAGTTTAGATCTATAGGCATGTACAATTATCGCTGATGTGTTGGCCAAAATCAAGTATCAACTCTTTCAAAAGTCAAACTTAATAAAACATGCTCTATATTAGTGTCTTTTATATACTTTTGAGAAAACCATGCAGTAAACAAATCATCATCAACCATAGGATCATTAAACTTTTTGTAGGAACTATGTGTTTGTGCTTTGTATGCATCAAACAATTGTTCAATAGTATATTGCTCTAATTTTTTTGTTTCCTCATTACGACGTTTAACCGCTATCACAGATTCATAATCTATGAACAGTTCCACAGTTCGTGGTTCATCCACTTTAGCTCCAGTTATTGTTGCAACAGCTTTAATCATTACAATGAATACTTCTTCTGAACATTATCACAAAACTCTTTATTTTGTAGCAATCTTTTCATAAACTCATCATCATCTTCTATATCTGCTCTTCTTTTCTGAGTATCATGCTTCTCAGTAAGATACCAACCTTTTTTCTCAGATTTGATCATACCAAACTCAACTGCTAATTCAAATAATCCTGAATTTGGATCAATACCTTCTCCAAATCTGGCAATGATAGGAAACTTAGCATTTTCTTTAACATATCTAGACAATCCTGCTTTAATAGTAAAACGGAATCCTGATAATTCTTCTTTATCCTTTTCCTGAGCCTTAGAGATGAACCATAGTGTGTGTGCAGCATATTGTGCGCCCCGACCACCGCTTGCAACTTCTTTAGAATGCATTTCTAAAGTTTCATAAGAATGATTTACAACAATAATTGGAATGCTTTTCATAACAGATTCTGCTGTAATAATTCTAAACAAAGATTTAATTGCTTTTGCTCTAGTCATATCAACAGTTTCCTTATGATCTATTGCATCTTTTGTTTCTTTAATAGATCTGAGCATACCAATAGAATCAATAGCGATTAGAACATTATCACCCTCTTCACAATTTTCCAACAAATTAGCAATATCTGACTTTAAATCTTCAACAGATTTAACTGGTCTATGATCAATAAAAGAAGTGTCAACTCCTGCATTTTCATAATATTCTGGAGTGGAACCTAATTCACTATCATATAGAACTATAAAATACTCTTTATCTAAAGAAACACAATCATCTTGAAATGATCGAACAATTTCAATCATAAAATTTGTTTTAAAGTGCTTTGGAGGTGCAGCAATTTGAATAATTCCTCTTTTAGGAAATCCTCCATCTAATTTTCCACTCAATGCCACGTTCAACAATGGCACTCTTGTTTTGACAATTTTATCTTCAAAATATTTACTATTCTTTAAAATAGAGCAATCTAATTTTGAGTTTTTTCTTAAGCGTTTAAGTAATTCTGACATATAAAGACTTATCTAGATCAGACCTAAAAATCAAAGAAAAAAAGGCAAATTCTTGTAGAATTTGCCTTTTTTTTTGGGATAGTAATAAAATTATTTATTAAGCTTTTGCTGCTTTTTTTGCATCAGCATTTGCCTTTTTTGTATCCTGAATATCTTGTCTGATAACTTTCAACTCTTTGGCCAATTGTGATGCTGCCTTCCTTGCTCTTGATGCTGCAACAGCAGTTCCTTTTGATCTGAATTTCACTACTTCAGCAACTAAGACTTTGAAAGTGTCGATGCTATTTTTTTCAGTTTCTGTCAATACGTTTAGTTCTTCGTTTTCCATAAAGCTTTATTTAATGTCTCATTTTCTATATTTCAAGACCCACAAGAAGCTGTTTCATTAGAACCACTACATTTTATCAAACTTTCACGTAAACTTTTTTGATCTTGTAATAATTTTTCTGTTTGTACTTCCATACTGTTTAGGAAAAATTCTATCTTATCTTATTTCCAGTTTAAGAAGTATTCTAAACAAAATGCAGTAGGTAGTATGTGTTTAGATGATACTATTTCTTTTAGTATTTTAAACTCAATTTCTGGACTCATTTTAAAATAATTTTACAATATTTTCTTCTGAATTTTCAGAAATTTCTGGTTCTGATGATGGAGGAGCGGTTATTAAAGTTTTATAATTTTCTATAACACTATCTGATAACTCTAAACCACTCTTGAGTAATGCCTTTTTATCAAAGGTGAACACCAAATCCTCTGTAGGATCTTTTAGCAAGTTTCTGACATTCACTGTAGGATTAATGCTAAGCAACTCCATAGGAATAAAGTTAATATTAACTTGATTATTCTGCCCATTAATTCCTAAAAAAGCAGGCTTCTTCACTTTGAGTTCTGATTTGGTTTCACTGACTAATACAGCCACTACCAATTCACTAATATTTCTTAAAAAACCAACAATTTTTTCATTTTCCATGTTAATATTAATGCAACAAAAATAGCATTATCAACAAGAAAATACTATTTTTGTAATTTTCCCTGTTCTCTTCGTTCTAATAAACGATAATTAGCTAATGCATTTAAATTGAATCCGTTTAGTAGATCTAAATGTTGTTGTTGAAGATAGGTGTATTCTTTAACAAAGTCTTGTTCTTCATGCTCTATGAAACGATACAATTCTTCTTTAGATAACCATTTTTTTTCAAAATAATCTTGTCGTATTTCTTGTATATCTCTAGTATCAAAGATTATATGATACCTTCTGATAAATTCATCCAAAAAGGTCTTCCAATGATATTTCAAGTTGTTTTTTCGGGTTTGGTACATTCCATTTTATAGCAGAAAAGATGGGATCAAGACATTTGATAACACACTTTTCAAACATCTTTTCTTTATTAACTTTTAAATTAAACTCAGGTGGCAAATTATCTAAATACGCAATTGTATTTATACCATATGGATTTTGCTGAACTTCGACAATTTTTATTTTTGTTCCTTGTGTAATTTTTGGATATTTATTATCCAATTCTAAATCATGTAATAATTTATTATAATACAAAGCAGATTTAACATGATAGGGAGTTCCTTTAGCAGTCTCAAATCTATCACCAACAGTCTTCCCAGCCAAAACTCTTATAGAAGATCTAACTGCAACTTGATTAGTTTCTAATTCAAAAAACTGTTCATATGCTTCAAAGAATTTTCTTTCACAATCCTTTTGTGTTGATGTTTCTAAAATATCAAACACTATATTTTTGATAATCTGCTTAGTTTCATCAGAAAAGGATGATTTTACAATGGATATTCCTTTGGCTTTGATTTTATTCATCTTAACGCCTTCAGAATTTTTAATATTCATTATGTAGTGTTTCTTAGCAGTCCATAATGCTTTGGTGCATGCAGATTCGCGTTTGAATTCAAATCTACAATCAATGCTATTAAACATATCCTTTGCCCATTTCTGAACATTATTATTCAGATTAACTGATATTTTATTTTCTATATCAACAAATTCTTTGGTAAGATCGCCATTTGCATCCACAATAGTTGCATTACTCTTTTTAAGAATATCATCTACAGAAATGATTGCACTGTCTGTATCTTCTGCCACCACTCTATCTTTTTTAGGAAGATTCCATTCTGTGCAAATATACTCGTTAGAGAATTTATCACTTTGTTTAATAAGTGCTTGTCCTGTTAATGTTATAGATTTGGCACAATCTAAATCATAGAGTGCAAAGAATCTATTTGCCAATACTCCATATGTAGAATTTAATAAAATTTTATACAGATATTGCTCAGTATCTAATCTATCCGCTTCTTTTCTTAAAGAACTATATTCAACATCTGAATCAGACATTTGGGTTAATTTAGATTCAATTTCCAACATTCTATCTTTAACAAATCTTCGTTTTTTGTATAGCCCATCAGCAAATTCTGCACAAAGACCTTTCTTATTTTGATCAAAAATAATCCCAGCAGCGCTAACACACCAATTTTTATGTCTTAATAACTCTTTGAATTTCTCTTTTGGAATATCCACCATTTTACGTTGTTTGAAAAAATACAATGCTATTGTAGTTCCATCATCATTTGCAATTCTTGCAAGTTTTGTTTCTGGAGAAATATTCAGAGTGATTATAGTGTTTGGATACAATGAATTAAGATCCATTACCATAATATTTTCATATAGACCAATTTCTGGTTGTTTAACAAAACCTCCCGGTATCTTCTCCTTAACACCAGAATTTTGTGTAGAAATTATTTTATGTTTCAACAATCCTTCTTTTGCAAGAATTCCGGTTATTATGTCAACCTTTCCCAACGCCTTGTCCATATTACAATAACCACTGAATGCAGAGAACTTAGCAATATCTAAATAACGTCTCTTTTCATCAAGCAGTAGCAATAATTGCACATCATGTATGTTGTAGTTAATAAACTTATTCCAATCTTTGTGCATAAGTTCTTGTAATGATGAATCACCATAATCCACTTTACCTAAACCTAATTCTTCTTTACACACAAAGTCTAGTGTATCACTTTCTCTTTCACCGGGAGTAAATGTTTTATATAAAACCATATAATCCAAGTGCGATACACCACCAATTTTATATTCAGTATATGTTTGTGCATATTTATTTGTTTTCTCAATACCATATATGTTGTTGACTGGTGATAATTTGGAACTCTTACCCTCTCCAAAAACCTTTTCTATTCTATGTACAATATATGGTAAATCAAAGGAATATGAATTATACCCAACAATTAAATCAGGATAATTCTTTCTCCAATAACTTATAAAGCTTTTTAGTAATTCCTTTTCAGATAAACAACGATAATACACTATATCTTCTGGTAAAACACCAGTTAAATGATCTTTACATGAATAATCATCATATGCAAAACATCCCCAAACATAATACTTCTTTTTAAAAGTGTCATATATGGTTATAGATGTAATGTCAAATTTGGCATCTTTTGGATCAGGAAA